ACTCTTTCTCCTATGATGTTAGTTTTTGTAGTCTTCGATCTCGTTCGTGACTACAGCACTACTATAACAAAAGAAACAGTCCAGGTCAACCTTTTCTGTCAGGTCTTTGACTATACTCTGCCACCATTGCGTTAAACACTCGCATCATCTGACTTCGAATGTGAGGCGGTGCTTGAGTGGTTTTCTCATTGAGGTCTTGTATGCGTTGCCACAGTTCTTCTGTGGGTATGTCTTTGAAGTTAACGTCAGGGAGCATGTTTACAGTTATCTCCATGACGGTTGTACCACCCAATGGCTATGTCTCTATCGCAGTGTGGACAATGTCGCTTCTCACGCTTTTGGCCTCGCTGTTTTTCTGCTCTGCGAGCTACTACTTCTGGATCTACTTTACGCCCTAGCATTTTTTCACGCAGTTTTGCTTTTTGTTCTTCTGACATTGGCACACCTTTGTTAGGTGGTGTTTTGCCACGATTTTTTTCGCCTATCTTACGACGAGTTTCTTCAGACTGTGTTTTGCCATACATACCGTTATTAGCACCACTTACATCTTTAGGTAAGTTTTGTGCGGACCAAGGACGCTTACTACCTTTTTGCGATAGACTACGCTGTAGCTTTTCATCTTCTGTTTGAATACGCCCTTTGTTTGCTTCGCTTATTTTTTTACGACTTTCTTCTGTAGGCACAATGTAACCAAGTATATTTTGATTTAACCAGCGGGTATCTTCTAATACCTTACAACGTCTAAGAACTTTTGTTTCCCAGTTTACTGCTTGTTCTTGTGAGTCAAATGTTCTACGAACTTCAACATCAAAACTTTCTGCTCCAAAGTCTTCAACAAGTTGTTGTACTCTTTTACTACTTGTAAAGTATCTTTTCCAAAGATCTTCCTCAGGTGCTACAGTATTTGCACTACGGAATCCGTAATACACTTGCCCGGTTGGTTTATGTTTAATTAGATATGTATATGCTCTCATACTTTTATTTAGTTTGAGAGTGCGATTTCTACTATTTTTTACAGACAAAAAAACAGGGCCGAAGCCCTGTTTTTAGTTTTGGATATAATCCAATCTGTAAGTTTCGAACTTATGAGAAGCTCAAATTGCTCACAGCAATCTCACCGACATAGTCGCCCGCATTCCCGAACGAAGATGCAGTATTGGTTAGCTCGATGTAACCGTAACGAGTCATAAAGCTCACTACTGGCTCGAAGCTAGATGGATCAAGTACAACACCTGAGCTCATCAGTGGGACGTATGGGCAATAGAACGCTGGTGCGTCTGTTTCGCTTGATCCCTTGTAACCGACAAGTACAGCAGTTGTGTCAGCAGCATAGCTGTCACAGAATACACGCATTGTGCCATTCAATGTACCAACAAACTTGGTGTTAGTTGGAGCTTCGAAAGTACCTTCTGTAGTACGAGCAAATGCACTAGTTGTAGCACTCTGTAGCACTGTAAGTGCAGCAGGTGAAACAACAGCGTAGTTACCAGCACCACGACGTGTACGCTGAGCAATCAAGTTAGCTGTACGGTTGATAAGAACAGCAAGAGCAGCGTGTTCGTCACCAACAAATGTAGCAGTACCTGATACTGTAGCTTGGTTGTATGTGAACTCTGTAGCAGCAAGTGTACGGAGTGAAAGTAGGATTTCTTGATCAATTTCAGCAGTAATTTCTTGGGCAAGTGCTGCCATAATTTCTGCTTCAACGTCAATTCCGTGCATGCTTTGAGCGTCTTGTGCCGCTTCAAAAGTCCAACGTGCTTGTAGCTTACGAGTCTTAGCTTCTACAGCCTGCTTGAGGATCTGTACGCTAATGCTCTTACCACCGTCGCCTTCTAGTACAGGAGTGTTAGCACCTGAGTAGCCTGATGATGTAGTATCATCGCTAGCAACAGTTGAGTAAGCCTGCGCAATCTTGAATGGGCTCAATGCTTCTTCACCAGCTGTTACTGATGTAGCGGCAGCCGAGCTGTCAGTCAATGCTTGTGCATAACGAACACGTAGAGTGTGGATTTGTCCTACAGGGCCAGTCATTGGTTGTACACCAACCAATTCGTTAGCAATAACTGTAGGCATAACACGTCTGATTACTGGAAGAATCACACGGTTAAGTGTAGCAATGTTACCAGAAGCAGTTGCACCAGCGGTGGCTGTTTCTGAAATAAGTTGCTTTTTGGTGTTTTCTAAAATAACACCCATAGTTGAACGACGAGAACCATTCAAACCTTCTAGGAGGGCTTCCTTGGTCTCATCCCAACGGCTTTCTAGTAGATCTTGTGACATTTAAGTCTCCTTCCTTTTTCTTAAAGCCCTGCTAGGCGTTTGATGTCGATCACGTTGTTATCCACAACCTTCTCTTCCGTCGCAACCTTCGCAGATTTATCACCAGTAACTTCAGTTCTTGACTCAGTTAACGCTTCTTTCGAAGTTTTTGCTTTGCCTTCACGTAAAACTGCTGGTAGATATTTTTCAAAAGCGTTTTCTAAACGGGATGTATTAACGCTTTCAAGTAAGTTCATCATGATTTCGCGCTTCTCTTCATTTAGAGGTGCGCAAAGATCTTCAAGCTTGCTCTTACGAGTGTTGCTTTCAGTAATCATGCGAATTTCTTTCTCTTTGCTCTCAACTAGGACTTTAGCCTGTTCTTGAGCTTCAATGGACTCAGCCAATTGACGATCTTTCTGTTCAATTGCTTGCATTAACTTGCGAATTTCTGCGTTCTCATTTAAATGAGTTGCACCAAATTCACTTGCAAACGCTTCAAAGATACGGCGACCAAAGTTGTTTTCTCTAGCCTCCTTAATATCTTCACGCAGTGAACCAAGTTCATCTTTTAGATGCTTGCTTACACTCTGGCTCATCTTCTTAGCACTTTCAGTTACGAATTTGCTCTTCAATGATTCAAGCTGATCTCTTGCTTCGCTAACAAGTTTAACTTTGGTTTCAACCAAGTCACGCTTGTCTTCTGCGAATTCTTTGATCTCTTCAGCCAGCGCACTTACAACAAATTGTTCTAATTTTTCAAATCCTTCGTTGTGTGCCTTACGGTCTTTGCGTAGTTCGCTTAGTTCTTCAGCCAACTTTGAAACCATGAAAGTGTCAAACTTGTTTGCACTTTCTTTCATAGTTGTTTGGAACTTAACACGATCTTCTGCGAGTGCTTTCTTTTCAGCTGATACAGCTTCAAGTTCACTTTGCAGACCTTCTGTAACCATGCGATCTAGGGCTTCAACCATTGTTGATTTATCATGCTCATAGCGTTGTGCGAACTCTTCACGTAGTTCTGCACGAATCGTCTCACGAGTTTCATTCATCTTGCTTTCCCATTCTTCTGAGATTGCTTGACGAGTGTCTTCGTTGACGAGATCGCTATCCAATAATGGTTTGATAGCATCTAGCATGCGATTCTCCTAAATCTTAAGATCCTTGATTAGACGAGTGACCTCATCTTTCAAGTATCTTTGCACTTTGTTGTCGTCCCCAGCTTCCCTAGCCATTTCAAGAACATTATGACCATATTTCATGTTCATAAGTCCTTCATAGATAGCCTTAGGATACGCATTTGGCGCACTAGGTTGGGCAACTACATCTACAGTGACTATTTCAAAGTCACTGACATGTCCTGTGTGTGGATCAACGTTTCCGCTACCACGACTACTAACACCTAATTTTACTCCGTTTTGGAGCATGGTCTTGACAAGTTCGCCCATTGGAGTTGGGAGAATTTTAAGTTTGCCATAACCATTTGGACCGTCCATCCACATTTTATCAATTGTGTGACATACACGGTCAAGGTTAATTTTAAGGTCATCCGGGTGATCAACTTCACCTAACACGCTACCTTCCTTTATTTGCTCGTTCAGTGTTTCCACTGCTTTTGAGATTTCATTAACAGGATAGATACGTTCGTTAGCGTTTTTGACTCCACCTTGAATGCAGATGCCTTCCATAAAAAGATTCTTACCTTCGGCGTCTTCTTTCAGCACAATTTGTGCTGTATCGAAGGTAAGATTTTCTTTAAGGTAAAGAGCCATACCTGGTTCCCTCTATTAAGAACCCATTGGGCTCTTGTCATTTATACCAGCTGGTTCAGCAGTGGTTGCCTTAGGAGCAGCCGCTTCGTGTGGTTCAGTAGTACTTCCCATGTCTTGTGCTTTAGGTGCTGGACGTCCTTTTTCATCAGATGAATCTGTTGAAACTGGCTTTGCTTCCATTCCTTTAGCACCACTGTTTGCCGCTACAGGTCCTGATTTACCGTCGCCTTGTTCACTGGTAACAGGCTTAGGTGCTGCTGTCAATGAAACAGCTTCTTCAAGTCCTTCGGTTTCCATGTCAATGTCCATGACTTCTTCTTCGCCATTGTCCATGTCCATTTCGTCTTCAGCTTCGTGGTCATCCATATCATGGTCGCCGTCACCATCTTGATCAACGTCGCCCATTAATTCTTCAAACTCAGCCATAAGTGCGTCTAGTTGATTTTCGACACTTACTACACGATCTTCAAGATCTTCAGCATCGTCATCTTCGTCATCTTCGGCTTCCATATTGATGCCTTCTTCTTCAGTTTCAATTTCATCAATCAAATCACCAGCTTGACTTCCGCCTAGCTCGTCAATTTCATCAATGCCTTCTTCAACTGTTTCAGCATCTTCGTCCGATTCAACTGCTTCTTCAACAGCTTCGTCTTCTTCTACTACATCTTCTTCAACGGTTTCTTCTTCCGCCATGATGTCTTCGTAGATGTCACGGCTTTTTTCCACAACAATTTCGTGGAATAGCTCACGTGCCTTGTCTTCTTCGTCGTTTATAACGAACTCAATAAGTTGTTCAAACTTGTTCATTAGAATCCTCCAAGTAATGGCTCTGTAATATATTTAATAAATTTTTAGGAAAGTGTGTGATTACACGGGTAAAATGATAGAAAAAGGTAAATTTTTTCCAAAAAGGTAAAAATTTACCTATAATGTTGGCTGAACAGGAGTTGCATATTGTTTTTTAATTTGCTCCAAATTTTCTTTGTATTCATACGCACGAACGTCATTCATTCTGCGTAGCTTGTTTATTTGCTTCAAGGTAAGTTTTGTTTTACGCAAATCTCCTGCTGTAGGTTGACTGTTGTCATCCTTAACATCTTGAAATCCTTCTTTTTCTGGCTCAAAAAATTCATATAAGTTCATAGTAATATTTATCCTGCTGGCGGGGGAGTTAATGGTGTTGGTTCTGCTCCTGCACCCACATCTGGAGTTTCGCCACCTAATAAATCAAGACCTTCTTCACCTGGAACTTCCAAGTTGTTTCCAACATCAATATCTCCTTCTATATCTGCTGGGCTTATTCCTACACTACGCAATTCTTGCCCGCCATTACTTGACATTTCTGGTTCGTCATTTTCTTCAGCCCAGTACCGAGCATTTTCAGTAATTTCGTCGTCTGATAGGCCAAGAAATCTCTTCATCAAGAATCTTTTAC